AAGGGTCCTAAGTGTGGGGATCATCGGCCCCACTAGGAGGAAATAGTGGGTAATTATACGTATTCTGATAAGAAAATGAGTAGCAAAGAGGTAGAATCTCTTATTTTAGAGTTTCCCGGTAAGATGGGATGGTTTCTTAGTAAGGGATATGCTCCTCATTATTATCAAACCTTGTTCCATACGGACAAGAATAAGAAGAATCTTACTCGTTTTCGTCATCTTGTGGCTGGTCGTCGCGGTGGTAAGACTCTATCAGCCGCTTGGGAAGTATTATTTTATTGTCTGCATCCTTCACAATTCCACGAGGATGCACATGGTCGGAAGAGCGACACTCCATTGTGGGTTTGGGCGCTTTCAGCCTCGTATAAGGTTGGCCGACCATCGTACCTTACCTTCCGAGACGTATGTATTAAGGCAGGATTAACCATTGGTAAGGAAGTTAAAGAAAACAAGGGTGGTATGCGTTTTGAATTTGAGAACGGAAGTCTTGTGGAATTCAAATCAGCAGAGGATCCGCAGAGTTTGCGTGGCGCAGGCTTGGATATCTTATGGATGGACGAGGCAGCCTTCATCAAAAATGAGGAAGCGTGGGGTGTTATTCGTCCATCACTGTCGGACAAGCAGGGTCTTCTAATCACAACCACCACTCCGAACCAGAAAAACTGGTTTTATGAAGAGTTTTTTAGTACTGAGTCTCGTAAAGACGAGAATAATAGTCGTGTAGAGTATCGTAGTATTGATAATCCTTACTTCCGCCGTGAAGAGTGGGAGTATGTGCAGTCTAGGTATCATCCGCTGCTTTTCGCACAAGAGTATATGGCGAGTTTTGACAGTATGGCAGGCAAAGACCTAGCCGGAGACTGGCTGCACTATTACACACACGAGGATCTTATCGACGAAGAGGGAAAACCGCTAAAATTGCGTAAATACATGGGAGTAGACCCCGCGATTAGCCTCTCCGCGAATGCGGACAGGTTCGTAATCACAATTATTGGGGTTGCTGACTCTAACGAAGTGTTTCTACTAGAGCAATACGCGGCGCGAATCCCATTCGCAGAGCAACTTCTCAAGATTGAGGAGTATTATATTAAGTATAAGCCAGAAATTATTGGTATTGAGAGTAATGCTTATCAGGCGGCTCTAGTGCAGCAGACTGAAAGACTGCAAACGATGCCGCCGGTTGTTCCTTTGTTTGCTAAGGGTAAGAAGTGGGAGCGTATTCTGGCTATGTCGCCTTTGTTTCGTATTGGTAAGGTGAAGATTAAGAAGGATCATGCTGATTTTATTCAGGAGTGGGTTGATTATGATTCTTCGCTTCGTGCGCCGAAGGATGACTGTTTGGATAGTATGGAGATTGCTCTTCGTACTGCTGGTGCTCTTCTTGGAGAGTTTGTTTCTCCTTTGCAGGAGGAGCCTTCTGGTTTGATGGCGCTTGTGTTGAATGATTTGCCTAAGGATTCTCCGAGGGATGATTTTGTTGATGACTATTTAGGGAGTATGGTATGATCGGGTTTTTTACTGCTAATTCTAATTTTGGGGATGCTATTACTGGGGAGCGTGTGCTTCCGGGTGAGCGTGTGTTTGATACTGGGTATGCGAATAGGAATTCGCCGTGGATTGGTCGCGGGAAGACTCGTGTCATTAAGGAGGATACGATTGTTTGGTTGGCGGAGCAAGCGGGATACGATGTTGTTAAGCGTGTTGCAGGAGATTCTGGAAACGCAAAGAGCGTGGACGCAGCAGATGTTGAATCTGGAGACGGAGAGGTTGAGGCTGGCGAGGCTGAAGTTGGAGGGAGCAAGCCCGCTAAGCGACGTTCCGGTGGGTCTGCTAAGAGTAAGTGAGGATGAGCAGGATGCTGATTGGGCGTTGAATCAGGGTATGATTTCTCTTGATGAGTATAATGATATTCTTTCTAAGGCTGGATTGGCTCCTTCGGATATTGAGTTTGTTTAAGGAGGCGTGTATTGGACGAGATGGCTGACAAGTTTACAGATGATATTCCTACTGGTTTTGCTTCGGCGGCTAGTCTCGTTAAGCGCGTGGATGAGTTGGAGCGTCAGCGTGAGAATATGGCGCGGCAGTGGAAGATTAATCTTGCTTTTTATAAGGGTAAGCAGTATGTGTTTTATAATCGGAAGGCTCGTCGTATTGAGTCTTTGCCGGTTGATGATGGTGATAAGCCGCGTTATCGTGTGCGTTTGGTGTCTAATCAGATTGCGCCGAATACGCAGTCGCTTCTTAGTCGTCTTGTGAAGTCTAAGCCGCAGTTTTATGCTACGCCGGGTCAGGCGTCGTATGAGGCTCAGAAGGCTACTCAGGTTGCTGAGAATCTTCTTGATTATTGGTGGGATGCGTTTCATTTGACTGAGAAGCGTGAAGAGGCGATGTTGTGGGCTATTATTTGTGGTAATGGTTTTTGGAAGGTTACTTGGGATGATAAGGCTGGTCCGGGTATGAAGGTTATGGTTGATCCTGATGGTCAGCCTATTGTTGATCCTCTTGTTAAGTATTATTTTGATAAGACGCTTGGTGAGATGGGGATTGATTCGGACCAGTTTGAGAAGCGTGTGTTTCAGGGTGAGATTCGTGTGGATGTTATGTCGCCGTTTGATGTGCTTCTTGATGATTCTGCTCAGGTGTTTGAGGATTGTAAGTATGCGTTTTGTGTTCATGCTATGACTTCTGATGAGGTGTTTAATCGTTATGGGGTTCGTTTGAAGCCGAATGCGGTGAATAAGTATCCTGATGAGACGCTTCCGGGGATGTTTGGTAGTTTGGATTCGCGTACGCAGGAGAATGTGCGTACGGTGTATTATGGGTATTTTGTTCCGGGTGATAAGTATCCGGATGGTCGTTTTGTGGTGTTTACGAAGGATCCTTCGATTGTGTTGTATGATGCGCCGTGGCCTTATCCTTTTGAGGAGTTGCCGCTTGTGAAGTTTCCGGGTATGCGTATTCCGGGACAATTGTGGGATACTAGTGTTGTTGAGCAGGCGATTCCTCTTCAGAAGGAGTTGAATCGTACGTTGTCTCAGATGATTGAGTATAAGAATCTTACGTTGAAGCCGCAGATGATTGCGCCTGTTGGTTCTCTTCGTCAGCGTGTGACGGATGAGCCGGGTGCTATTCTTGAGTATAATCCTGTGGCTGGTAAGATTCCTGAGCAGATTCCGTTGCCGTCGTTGCCGGGGTATGTTTTTGATTCGTTGCAGGATCTTGGTGCTCGTTTGAAGGATATTTTTGGTTTGAATGAGGTTGTTGAGGGTAGTGTTCCTCCGAATGTTGAGGCTGGGGTGGCGATTGATTTGCTTCAGGAGGCTGCTACTGATCGTTTGGCTCCGCAGATTATGCTTATGGAGCGGGCGTTGGAGCGTTGTGGTAATCTTATGCTTCAGTTGGCGCAACAGTATTATAATGAGCCTCGTACGCTGGTTATTACTGGTTCTGGTTCTAAGCCTAAGGTTGAGCGTTTTGAGGATGCTGATCTTATTAAGGGTGTTACTGTTAAGGTTGAGGCTGGTTCTGGTCTTCCGCGTACGCGAGCGGGTCGTCAGGCGCGTGTTATGCAGATGCTTCAGATGGGTATTTTGTCGCCTACGAAGGCGTATAAGTATCTTGATATGGCTGATTTTAAGTCGCTTCAGATGCAGTTTGAGGCTGATGAGGAGCAGGCTATGCGTGAGCATGATAAGTTGATTGATGGTGGTATTATTAATGAGCAGGCGGCTAAGCAGGCTCAGGAGCAACTTATGATGAGTATGATGCAGGGCGGCGATATTGATCCGCAATTGTTGCAGCAGAGTGTTGAGGCTGGATTGCAGCCGTTGGCTTATGAGAATAAGGCGATTCATTTGGAGGCGCATTCTGCGTATATGAAGAGCGCAGAGTTTGAGACGCTTCCTGAGATGATTCGTAATCAGTTTTATAAGCATTTTGAGTTGACGCAGATGGCTGTTCAGCAGGATAATCAGCCTGTTGGTGAGTCGCCGCGTGTGTCGCTGCAACTTCGTGGCGCGATTGGGCCTACGACTGGGGCTAAGATTATTGGTAATAGTGGTATTAAGGGTGTTACTCCTCAGGAGATGTTGGAGCCTGCGCTTGATACTGTGGTTATTGATAATAAGGATAAGCCTAATGCGGAGGATACGAATTTTGCGGGTGTTCCTGAGTATCAGCAGAAGGTTGTTGATGAGATTATTGGGAATGAGATGCTTAATGAGCAGCGTATGCGGGCTGCGCGTGATATGAGGATGGTGCGCGGTGAGTAAGAGAACAGAGTGGACGGATGCTGATCGCGCCGCTGCTTATGTTATTTGGGTTAGTAATGATAAGAATATTCGTGCTACTGCTCGTCAGTGTGGTATTGGGCATACTACTCTTGCTTATTGGGTTAAGGAGTGGGAGAAGAATGGTCCTCCTGAGCATTTGGATGGTGAGATTCGGAAGAATGCTTACGAGTTTGTAGATCATGCTAATCGTGTGCGTAAGCAGGCTATGGAGAAGTTGGAAGAGTTGATTCCTGATGCTGAGGTGAAGCAATTGTCGGCTATTGCGACTGTTGTGGGTATTATGGATGATAAGATTCGGCTTGCTCAGGGTCTTGCTACGAAGCGTACTGAGACGGTTCATACTCTTCCTACTAAGGAGGAGATGAAGGAGTTGATGAGTGGTTTTGCTGATAGTCTTGTGAGTGCGGCGGAGGATCGTGCTAGTGAGGTTGTTCAGATTGAGGCTGAGAGTATTGTTGTTAATGGCGACCAACCGGAATAAACCGGAGTCGTTTATTATAGGGAGGTCACGATGAGTGACGGTATTGATATGGATGGCGCTTTAGAGGCGTTGTCTGCCGAATTGCCGGATGAGGTTCCTGTGGAGTCTCCTGTGGTAGAGTCGGCTGAGTCGGACCAAGCGATTGTGGAGGACAATCAGGGTGAGCCTGAATCCTTTACTGGTTTTGATCCGTCTCTTCTTCCTGAGGATATGCAGGCGGTTTATCGTTCTATGCAGGGCGATTATACGCGGAAGACTCAGGAGATTGCGGAGTTGCGTCGGCAGTATGAGACGCTTTCCGAGAGTGGGGTTGATCCGAATGATGCGGTTGAGGCGGTTCATCTCTGGCAGAGGATGTATAATGATCCTGAGTTTGCGCAGCAAATTGCTCAGGGCTTGCAGAATCGCTTAGAGGAAATGGGTTACGCGCAGACGCAACAGCCGGAGGAGACTCAGAATACAAATAATAGTTATGAGGGGCTTCCGCCTCAACTCGCTAGAGAGTTAGAGGAGATGCGCTCATTCCGAGAGGAAATGGTGCAGCATCAGGCTCAGCAGGAGATGATTGCTGAGTTGGAGGCGATTGAGAACACTATTCGCACTACGAATCCTCAGTATAGTGATGAGGATATTGAGAGTATTTATAATCTTGCGTATGCGCATAATGGTGATCTTATGGCTGCTCAGGAGCAGTACGCGGCTATTCAGCAGCGTATGCTTGGCTCGTATTTGCAGTCGAAGTCTGTTCCGCATGGTGCCACTCCGGCGCCTACGGCTCCGTCTACTGTGCCGAATCGGGAGTTTAATAATCTTGATGATGCGCATAAGGCGGCTATGGAGGCTCTTCGTAACATTTCCTAACACGGGGGTGTTAAATGAGTGCTACTCTTTCTACCCTTGATAATATTCTTAAGGAGTATTATCTTGGGCCTGTTGCTGAGCAGTTGAACAATGAGGTTCTGCTGCTGAATCGTCTGGAGTCTCGTTCTGAGGATCTGGTCGGTAAGTATGCGTACGTTCCGTTGCATTACGGTCGTTCGGGGGGTATTGGTGCGGTTGGCGAGAACGCTGCCCTGCCGGACGCTGGTTACCAGCAGTACTACCGGGCGAAGTACGATCTGAAGTACCTGTACGGTCGCGTTCGCGTGACTGGTCCGTCGATGGCTAAGACGAAGAATGAGGCTGGCGCCTTCCTTCAGGCTCTTAAGTCGGAGTTGGACGGTCTTCGGAATGATCTTCGTAAGGATCTTGCTCGTCAGGTGTATGGCGATGGTTCGGCTGTTATTGCTCAGGCCGCTGCCTCGTCTGCTGTTTCTGGCAGCGTGATTACGCTCGCTTCTGCTGAGGCGATCAAGAAGGGTCAGTTGTACCCGAACATGAAGGTGGATATTTTTGCTTATTCCACTAATGCGAAGGCGTCTT